TCAAAGACTAAGAAGACTAAGTAATTTAACCTAAAGGACAAAAATGACAACCACCTACGCCAATTTGGTAGATGAGGTTATCCTCAACCTATCAGGCTACACATTGAGGCAAGACCGTACTACGCACCTCACAGAAGATGTGACCTCTACTGGTCTTATCTTAAATCTTGGTAATACTACCAATATTGGTAAAGGTGTTGTCGAAATTGATGATGAACTAATTTGGCTAGATTCTTATGACCGAGTTTCATCAACTGCAATTGCAGCACCTTATGGCCGTGGATACCATGGTACAACTAAGGCTGCTCACACAATAAATACCAAGGTTACAGTTGCTCCAACATTTCCTAAGGCTACAGTTAAGAAGGCTATCAATGATACTATCGATGCAGTCTTTCCCAACTTGTTTGGTGTAGGAATTTACACATTTAACTATAACTCAGTTAAGACAGCATACTCAATTCCAGCAGAGGTAGAAACAGTTCTATACGTTTCTTGGAAGACCACAGGACCTACAGACGAGTGGCTACCAATTAAAGGATGGCGTCATGACCCTCTTGCAAACTCTACTGCATTTACAACCGCTAACAGTATTTCAATCTATGACCGCATTGAAGCAGGTCGTACTGTACAAGTTTATTATACTAAGAAACCGACTACGTTAACTGCTGCAGCATCTACAGATACATTTGAGTCTGTTACAGGATTACCTTCATCTTGCAAGGATGTAATCCTTTATGGTGCAGCATACCGCCTAGCATCATTTATTGACCCAGGTCGCCTTAACTATTCATCCGCAGAAGCAGACCAAGCCGACAGCAAGATTCAGTATGGCTCTGGTGCTTCTACAACTAGATTCCTTCTTGCCCTCTACCAGCAACGCTTGAATGAGGAAACCAAGAAACTCCGTGACGTTTACCCAATTCGCATCCACTATACGAGGTACTAATAAATGACAGTTCGCCGCTATTCCTCTATCTCACAAGAGACATACTTACAAACCGCTCTTAACGCCACTGCTACGACTATGACTGTCAACTCAGCAAACGTACTCGGTGGTATTACACCTGCATCTGGTGAACGTCTTACACTTGTCATTGACCCAGACACAGCACTTGAAGAAATTGTCTATGCCGTATCTCCTAGTTCTCCTTCTAGCACAACAATCACAATTATCCGTGGTGTAGATGGAACTGGTACAGAAGGTGTTTCTGGACAGTCTCACTCAGCAGGTGCCAAGGTTCGTCACATGGCTATCGCCGTGGACTTCCGTGAGGCTAACAATCACATCGAAGCAACCACAGGACACGGTGCAACAGGTGCTGTAGTTGGTACAACCAACACTCAGACCCTTACAAACAAGACGCTTACTGCTCCAGTAATTACAACTCCTACAATCACAAGCCTTACTCTTGGTGATGGAAACCTTGTATTTGAAGGTGCTACTGCCGATGCTTTTGAGACAACACTTACAGTTGTAGACCCTACTGCTGACCGTACAGTCACAATCCCAGATGCTACAACAACTCTTGTAGGAACTGATACAACACAAACTCTTACTAATAAGACACTGACTAGCCCAACGCTTACTACTCCTGCTCTAGGAACTCCAGCATCAGGTGTATTAACTAACGCTACTGGACTACCTTTAACAACAGGTGTAACTGGAACTCTTCCAGTAGCCAATGGTGGTACTGGTGTAACAACTTCAACTGGTTCTGGTGCTACTGTACTTGGAACTAACCCAACCATTGCTAGTCCAACCATTACTGGCACTGGCACTATTGCTGGAACATTTACTGGTAACCTTACAGGTAATGTAACTGGTTCTTCTGGTTCTACTACTGGCAATGCCGCTACAGCCACAGCCCTTGCTACTGCTCGTACATTCCAGTTAACTGGAGATGTTGAAGCAAGTGGAGTTACTTTTGATGGCACTGGCAATGTAAGCCTAACCACAGTAATTGGTACTGGCGCAATTGTTAACGCTGACATTAATGCTAGCGCAGCAATTGACAAGACTAAGATTTCTGGAACTGCTGTAACAGTGGCAGACACAGGTACAATTACTAGTACAATGATTGCTGATGCAACTATCGTCAATGCTGACGTATCAGCCACTGCTGCTATCGCCAAGACTAAGTTGGACTTGGGTGGAACAATCACCTCTGCTGACTTGGTAGATGGAACAATCGTTAACGCAGATATCAACGCATCTGCAGGTATTGCCCTTAGCAAGTTGGCAGTAGACCCACTGGCTCGTGCTAATCACACTGGTACACAGACAGCATCTACTATCTCAGACTTTGATACACAGGTTCGCACATCTCGTTTAGACCAGATGGCAGCACCTACTTCTGGAGTATCTCTTAACAGCCAAAAGATTACTAATCTAGCAAATCCTGTAGATAACGGAGATGCCGTAAGCCTTGGATATCTTACTGGTCAAAAGGGTATAGCAAATGGTATTGCTGAACTTGATGGAAGCGGATTAGTTCCAACCCATCACCTTCCAGCACTTGCAATTACAACAACACAGGTAGTTAACTCACAGGCTAATATGCTTGCATTAACTGCACAGATTGGTGACGTTGCGGTTCGCACAGATGTAAACAAGTCTTTTATTCTTACAGCAACCCCAGCATCTACTCTTGCTAACTGGCAGGAACTTCTTACTCCAACAGATGCAGTTCTATCTGTTGATGGTGGCACAGGTGCAATTAGCCTTTCAGGTACATACATAAATAGAACAACTGGTCAACTACTAGGCAACCTAGATGCAAACACTCACAAGGTTACTAACCTAGGTGCACCTACATCTGATAACGATGCCGCTACTAAGGTATACGTAGATACAGTTGCTGGTTCTGCTACCGCTGCTGCAGCAAGTGCTGCTGCTGCTGCTACAACTTATGACAACTTTGATGACCGTTACTTAGGTGCCAAGTCATCTGCTCCAACACTAGACAATGATGGTAACACATTACTTGTTGGTGCTATCTACTGGAACTCAGTAACTAATGCAATGTATGCCTGGACTGGCACAGAGTGGGGTTCAATCTCATCTACTGCAGATATCTTCCGCTTCCGCTTCACAGCAGCAGGCGGAGAGACAACCGAGTCAGGTCTAGATGATAACGGATTAACTCTTGCTTACATCCCAGGTAAAGAGCAGGTATATCTCAACGGTGTACTTCTTGCTCGTACATCTGACTACACAGCATCCAATGGCACAAGCATCACAGGACTTGCAGCACTAACTGCTGGAGACATCCTAGAGATTATTACCTTCACAGCCTTTGAACTAGCAGACTCAATTGCTCGTTCATTGTTTGACGCTAAGGGCGACATTCTTGTTGCTACTAGCGCAGACACACCAGGCAAGTTAACAGTAGGAACTAACGGACAATATTTAAGTGCTGACTCAGCAACTGCAACTGGTCTGGCTTGGGTAACACCTGCTGCTGGCTATTCAGCGCCAACTCTAGGTTCAACATCTATTGCATCAGGTGCAACAGTAACAACAATTTCAGGTTTAACAGACATCGTACTCAACGGTGCAGGCAGTGTCCAAGACGAACTAACGCTCATTCTTATGGGCGCACTCTAAACGAAAGGTAGTAACTAATGGCTACAGCAACTAAAGTGCTGGCTCGTACAGCAGCAGCAACATCAAGCACAACTCTCTACACAGTACCTTCTGCAACTACTGCAGTAGTAACTAACATTGTTATTTGTAATCCAACAGGGTCTGCAGTAACAGCATCAATAACAATCAATGCTATTGACATTTTAGGTAGCGTATCTATTGCTGCTAACTCAACTGCATTTTTTGACTTGAAGCAAGTTATTCCTGCAACACAAGTAATTGCTGGTAGTGCATCGTCAACAGCAGTTGACTTTCACATTAGCGGAGTGGAGATTTCGTAATGGGTATTTCAGTATTTCCTGTAGCAGTTAGTTCTTCGGGTCCCAATGCAAATGCTATTACCGCTACTGCTGCAAACACTTTGTATGGAGCAAATATTAACTTAAATTCTGGAGTTTATACTATTACTTGTGCATCATCAACTATTGCTACTGTTGAGTTTTTAAGTGGCGCAGGAACTCTTATTACAAGAGCAAGCACTACTAGCGGCACAGTAACTATAAACCTTGGAACCGCTGCAGATAGAGTTAGATTATTTACAAACACAGGAACAAACATTGTAGTTACAATTACTTTAACCGCAGGTGCATTAACAAATAACTTTAGCGGGACACTTGACACTATTACTACTACTTCTACCTATACTGGAACAAGTACTTCTGGATTTGGATATGCAGTTGTTACTGGCGGTGGCGGTGGTGGTGGAAGAAATAATAATGATGGCGCAGGTGGTGGAGGTGCTGGAGGCAGTGCTGGCAAAATAGTAGCATTAACTGGGTCTATGTCAGTTGTTATTGGTGCAGGAGGAGCAGGTGGAGGTGCTTCTACAAACCCTGGCACTGCTGGTGGTAGCACAACATTTGCTGATTTGACTGGTGGTGGCGGTTCTGGCGGTGCGATTCTTGCAGGAGGCAGTGGTGGTACTGGTTCTGGTGGAACTGTTAATACGACTGGTGGAAGCGGTGGTAGTAACGCAGGTTTTGCTGGAGGCGCTGGAGGTTCTCCAGTGACTCCTTATACATTTGTAGCAACAAGTGCAGCTATAGGAACTGGTGGTAGCGTTAGCGGAGGAACTGGTACTGGCGGCGGTGGTGGAGGAGGAGCATTTGTTGGTTCTAGTTCTGGTAATGGCGGTAACGGCAGTGTTATTATTTTGAAATACTAAGAGAGGCAAAAATGAATTTTGCAGTTATTGAAGAAAATATTGTAACAAATGTTATTGTTGCTGACTCGGCAGAAATTGCTGCCGAAGCAACAGGAAAAGAAGTGCTTGAAACTACAGGAGAACCTTGGATTGATTGGACTCGTATTGATGGAGTTTGGTCAAAGCCAGTAGAACCAGAGGTAACTGAATGACTAAAGCCCGTGATATAGCAAGTGCAGCACCCGCACCAGCAGGTGTAACCAGCACTGAACTTGGATATGTAGATGGAGTTACATCTGCTATCCAAACCCAAATGGACACTAAAGCATCAACAACTTATGTAAATACTACAGTTGCTGCAGCAGACCCAATCCCACAAATCCTAATGTTAGGCGGAATGTAATATGCCAACAGCATATAAAGTACTAGGGCAAGTAGCCCCATCAGCAACAACAAACACAACACTAGATACAGTACCTAGTGCTACACAATGCATAGTTTCTACTATTGCTGTATGTAACCGTGGTGGTACATCTGCAACATACCGCATTGCTATTCGTCCTGCTGGTGCAACACTGGCTAACGAGCATTACATTGCATACGATTCTGCAATTACTGCAAACAATAGCACCTTTATTACTGTCGGTCTAACACTTGCAGCAACAGATGTAATTACAGTCTATTCATCAAACACTAACTTGTCATTCAGTGCTTTCGGAAGCGAGATTTCATAATGGCTGTATCTAATTTAGTAGCCGCTAGTGGCGGCGTAACTCAAAAGGTTCAAGAGTTTACAAGTACAGGTTCATTTGTTACACCTTCTAACGTAACAACAGTTGATGTGTTTCTTGTTGCTGGCGGTGGAGGTGGTGGTGGTATAAATAACACTAGCAACAACGCTGGCGGTGGTGGCGGTGGCGGAGTTGTGCAAAGAACTATTACAGTTACGCCAGGAACAACTTACACAGTAACCATTGGCGCTGGCGGTAACGGAGGGGTGGCTGCTCAAAGTGGTTCAAATGGCGGGGACACAACATTTGGTTCTTTGGCAACTGCCACAGGTGGCGCTGGTGGTTCATTTAATGGTTTTGGACTTAACGGCGGTTGCGGTTCTGGCGGTGCTGGAACTGGTTCAAACAACTTCCCTGGAGGCGCTGGTGGTGGCGCTGGAGGGGCATCAATAGGTGCTGGAAATCTTTCTGGCGCTAACGGTGGCAGGGGAACTCAGGGCGGTGCTGGTTCAGGCGCTCCAAATCTTGGAGACGCAATGGCTCCAGCAGGTGGAGTTGGTGTAAATGGTTATGGCGGTGGCGGTGGAGGCGGCATGAGAAGTGACTCCACATACGGAAGAGGCTCATCAGGTGGCGGTAATGGTGGCAATCAAGGTGCTACTCCTGCGACTGCTGGGGCTACAAATTCTGGCGGCGGTGGCGGTGGCGCTGGAAGTATGGCTGGCGGCAACGGCGGGGCTGGCGGTTCAGGTTACGCACGAGTTACTTATTGGAGTTAATTATGGAACAACATTATGTATTTCTTAAAGATAATCGCGTAGCAAATATTGCAGTTTTTGCTTCACAAGATGAGGCGTTGGCTGATGCGGTAGCGCACGAACATGGATTCGATGATGCTGTATGGGTGGGAGAAACTATTCCTGCTATGTGGTCAACTTATGACGGCACATCATTTACTCCACCAACTGACGAGTATCTAATTTCTATTGGAATTATGAATCCTCCAGTTGAAGAAGAACCAACAGAATAATACTTATCCCTGAGCAAGGATTCAAACTGCTCACTAATTTTTCTAACTAAGGAGCATAATGCCAACGCCAGATATTACGGAAAATATCCCCTTAAATATTGGTAACCCTGGAGTCTCTGGCTTTTGGACTAATAGCGCTGAGGATTATGACGTTGCTATCGGTGGAGAACCTTTCTTCCTAGCACCTACAGACCAGAATCCTTACCAACGTGAGACTGCTCCTTATCGCAAAGACCAGTTTGACAATGGCAAGGAGCCAGGTGAGCAATCACTAACTGGCTGGTGGATTCGTTCACAGTCATCTTTCCACGTAGGTGACGGCATTAAGTTCTATGACCCATCTACAGGCGAGTCAAGCCCATACCGTTTTGCTGACTCACAAGGTGTTAATGTCTGGACTAAAGGACAGGTAACACTTCTTAAGGATGTAGATAACGCACATCAAACTACTGGTCCTATTACTGGAACAGACCATCAGCATCCTAATCAGCATGTCCGTTCTATTCAATGGAATGGAACTAACGGAGTACTTTTGCATGATGAGTTTGACGTGGATAAGATTTACCCAGCAATTACTGTATCTATAACTAACAAGGCTTTAACATCTGACGTAGCAACCCTTACTACATCTATAGCACACGGACTAACCGTAGGTATGACTATTACAATAACAGATGTAGATGCTACATTTAATGGCTCTTATCGTATTACAACAGTTCCCACAACAACTACTTTTACCTATGCTAAAGTCAATGCTAACGTAACATCTGCTGCTGTATCTCCAGTAGGTACTGGTGTAACTAACCCAGTAATTCACTTTATTGATTATATATCAGGCACCGATAGAAAAGTATACGCTATCTGCGATGATGGTGTAAATGCTTATTGGATTACTAATAAAACAGTAGGTGGTAATCAACGCCTAACTATGTTTAAGAAGCCTCTTACTGGAGACTCAATTACTGGTTCATCTAATCCATCTGCTGCAGGCGATGTCACTCAGATGTTCCAAAGCGGTAGCATTGAAATTCAATATGCTACTATGGAATTTGTAAAAGACCGTATTGTACTATGTGTTAATAACGCAGTCTATGAGGTATCTCCTAACGCAACAGCATTACCTACCGCTGTATATACAAACCCTAACGTTAATTATCACTACACATCTGTAGCCGCATCTGGCCCTGCTATCTACACAGCGGGTCATTCAGGTATCTATTCGACTATCCAAAAGTATACACTTAACAATACTGGAAATATGCCTACACTTTCACAGGCCTCTGTTGCTGCAGAATTACCCTCTGGTGAAATTGTTGAGAAGTTATACTACTACCTAGGATATATGCTTATTGGAACATCTAAAGGTGTACGAGTTTCTACTATCAATGACCAAGATGGCTCTCTTGCCTATGGTCCACTCATCTTTGAATCAGTTCAACCAGTTTACGATTTTGCCTGTCGTGACCGTTTTGCATGGTGTACAACAGGTGTTGGACCATTAGACGCTGGTCTTACTCGCATCGATTTAGGTCAGACTATTCTTGATGAACCACTTCGCTTTGCTTATGCAAATGATTTGCAGGTTACTCAGGCAACTGAGCATTATACAACAGGTGTTGCATTCTTAGGAGCAACTAACCGTTTAGCATTCTGTACTACATATGAAACAACTGATGGAGCCATCTACCTTGAGTCAGCAACAGTGCTGCGTACTAGTGGATATTTAACTACTGGTGCTATCCGTTATGGAACACTTGAGCCTAAGAACTTTAAGTTTATTCGTGGACGTGGTGACTTTACTAATGGCGCTATGGATATCCAAACTGTTGGTCCTGATGAAACTACATATACAGCAATTACTTACAGTGCTACTGCAGGTACTCCAGAGGCAGCAACCACATACCCAGAAGGTGCACAAGAGTATATCTCATACAAGTTTACGCTCTCACGCAGCGCAAGCAATACCAGTCTAGGCCCTATCTTTAAGGGTTATCAAGCAAAGGCTCTACCTGCCACCAAGAGACAGAGATTGATTCAATTTCCTGTCTGGTGCTTTGACGTAGAAACTGACCGTTACGGTGTACAAACTGGCTATGAGAATCGTGCGTGGGAGCGTATTCAAATACTTGAAGCAATTGAGGCAGCAGGTGACATTGTAAACGTACAAGACTTCACTACTGGTGAACGTATTCAAGCGCTTATTGAAAGAATCAACTTCTCACGTAGGACTCCACCATCAGGTAAGTTTGATGGATTTGGCGGCCTTCTCTCTATCACAGTTAGGACCGTCTTATAATGACAGCAGCAAACTGGGCTGGCTTAATCCTATCCATTGTTGCAATTGTATCAGCGTTTGCTGGCTCAGTGAGATGGTTAGTTAAACATTATCTTTATGAACTCAGACCTAACGGAGGTGGAAGTGTCAAAGACCAGGTTAATCGCCTTGAGGCTAGGGTTGATGATATCTATCGTATTATCTGCGAGCGCAATAACTAGTTGCGGTTACCAAGGCTGGGTTCGCTATCCCTGCCAAGAGTATGAAAACTGGGAAAAACCTGAGTGTAATCCACCTCAATGTCTACCCACAGGAACTTGTACCAAAGACATCCTTCCAGGAGTATTAGATGAGCCCAAGAAATAAATTTAGCCCAGAAGACCTACATGCAAGATTGATAGTGACCATTGGCATCATACTAGCCATTGTGTTTGCTGGTTCTGTCTTTGCATTGTTATACGCTTTGCTGTTTATCACACAGCCTTTAGGAGAACAGGCACCCAACGATGCTGCATTTATTGACCTTGTTAGTACCCTTTGCGTGTTTCTTACTGGTTCTCTTGCTGGCGTACTTGCAGGAAATGGATTAAAGTCAAAACCAAAGGAAAAGAAAGATGGAGAATAATGAAGAAAGTTGTCAAGAAAGCCACTCCTGCCGCTATTGCTGTACTTCGGCAGGCCACAGCACTGGCACCATCTCGTATGAAAGCCAGCGATGGACTCCTGCCTTCCCAAGCGCATATCAAACAGAGTCCCAACTCTGACCACAATACAGGTCTAGCCGTTGACTTAACTCATGACCCTAAGCATGGTATTGACTGTGTGGAAATCTTTGAGAAGGTAAAGGAAGACAAGCGAGTTGAGTACTTGATTTTTCAAGGAAAGATTTGGTCAAAGGCTCGTGCTAAAGAGGGCAACCGTAAGTACACAGGTTCCAATCCTCACAACAAGCACCTTCATATTTCTATCAAAGAAGACCAGTCAAACGACACTAGCCCATGGTTCTGGTGGCTCAATCAACCTGGCATAGTAGCACAAGTTGCTGCTAAAGTAGTACCTGTGCCTGCTAAGAAGGCATACAAGACAGAAGTTTGCACCTGCTGTAAATTACACGGTGTGAAGTAATCCTAGGAGGATACAATGGAACAATTCAAGCAAGTAGCAGCCTCATGGTTCCGCGCTGCAGCATCTGCTGCGGTAGCACTTTACCTTGCTGGCGAAACGGACCTTAAGACTCTTGCATACGCAGCCCTTGCTGGTGCTGCTGGACCAGTCCTAAAGTGGCTAGACCCATCTGCAACTGAGTTTGGTCGAGGCTCTAAGTAGGCCATTTAGGCCTCTAGCAGCCCCATAGAGAAGAGATTACCCCTCTCCTTAGTAGAAATACTAGGGACGAGGGGTTTTTTCTTGTTTTAGTAGGCTCTACGATACCCCAAACAGGCAGGAAAACCTGGGAGTTGGGACACTTTCAGGGCATCCAGGTCATAATATATGGGTCGAGGGTACTTTTGGCCTCAACTCAAGGTCAATTTACTTCTGTTTACTTTTGCTAAGGGTGTACTGAACGTACTAAATCCACCTTGCGTACACCCCGTACAGTTCACCCTCCAGTTGAGTAGAACCCTGAGCCATTGAACTTGACTGGCACCGCTGTGTAGACGCGTCTCATAGGTTCTCCACAGGAACACTCCCATGGTTGGTCTCTGTCTTCGACATCAACCTGCTTGTCCATGGTGATGCCACAGGCATCGCACTTGTATTCGTATGTTGGCATTCAATCCTCCAAGATTAGAAACTTAGTGTATCATAAAAGGGCGGGTAACCGTGGGGCGGAAACTTCAAATGAAGGATGACGGCAACGTCTGAATCCAACTCCCTGAACCACCATTAATTTTTATGGGGGGTAGGGGGGCGTTTCTTAAAATCAGGAATCAGGCAGATTTTTAAGAAACCCGTGTGGTACCGTATCCGTATGACGAAATTTATAGACGAAAACGAATATTACTTCATCATGGATATCACACATTTTTGCTGTGATTCTGTACAGTTTAAGTATCTATGCCGTTTCTGCAGTGAAACAATGGATTGTTACTTCTGTGGATTCGACCCACATAGTCCTCACAACTGTGTTACACTAGAGCCATGAACGAATTACCTAAGCATATTTCCTATTCCAGTTTTACCACTTGGCAAGAGTGTGGCTGGAAGTATTATCTAACTAAAGTCGAAGGTGCTAAAGAGGCACATGCAGTGTGGTTTACTGGTGGCTCCGCCCTTCACAAGGCTACTGAAAACTATGACCAGGCTGGCGTAGTAACGCTGGACTCTGCCTATCTTGATTTGATGTGGAATGATGCTTGGTTCCAACAAGTCGAAGAAGATGAAGCAATCAATGGTGACATGAACACTTGGCAGTTTGCTAAGCGTGAAGACATGTCATGGTGGTACGGCGAAGGTCGCTGGATGCTAGAGAACTGGGCTAAGTTCCGTAGCAACGGCTGGAATATCTATGAAGACTTTATTGAAAAAGAATACGAGATTGAAATTGATGATGCCACAGTCAAGATGGCAATTGACCGTGTGATGGTGGACTTCGAGGGGAATCGGGTGCTCCTCGATATCAAAACTGGTGCGTCATCCCAGAGGCATCCTTTGCAACTTGCGGTCTATGCGTGGGCCCTCAACAAGCAAGGGATTTCTGTCGACAAGGCAGGCTTCTGGGATGCACGTACTGGTCACATTTCGTTATGGAATCTGTCTAACCTGTACCCTGAACGCATAGAAGATTTACTAAATACTTTTGATAAGGCTCGCAAAGAGACTGTCTTCCTGCCTAACTTATCCAACTGTGGTCGATGTGGTATAACATCTTCCTGCAAATACGTTAATGGCAACGTACACTAGAGTTCAAACTCGAACATGAATGAGGGGATAAACAAATGACTGGTAATTTCCAAGTCAGTAGCAAACTCTACGATGGACGTATCTTCGTCGTAGCATCAGAGACCTACGCAGGATTCTGCGAGGCTCTAGAGCAAGCCGTAGGCGTTGAGGAGTCACAAGAACTTCTTAAGCAGATGGCACAGTCACTTGCTGGTGCACCACAGAATGCATCACAAGCGGTTGAGAATGTTCGTTCTGCGTATCCAAATGCACAGGTCGACCATACTGCTCATCCAACACAAACTGCAAGCAACACTATGGGTCCAGAGGCTAAGCGTTGTAGCCATGGAATCATGACAAAGCGACAGGGTTCAGGGGCTAAGGGACCTTGGAAGGGCTACATGTGCCCATCTCCAAAGGGTACTCCCGACCAGTGCCAACCTGTATTCATCCGTCGCAACGATGCAGAATGGGAATCTTTCTAAGAGATGAGAACACTTGCCCGCGCAGTAGGTAGTAAGGACATAGGTGGCGAACCGCTACCGACTGTCTTTCGTACCTTCGAATTAAACAAAGTCGTGTTTCGACGTGCCGAAATATCGATGATTGCTGGTACACCTGGTGCTGGCAAGTCTTCTGTCGCATTAGCCATAGCGCTACGAGCAAAGGTTCCAACACTGTATGTCAGTGCTGATACCAATGCACACACTATGGCTATGCGATTACTCTCTATGATTACTGGCAAGCCTCAATCTGATGTAGAAGTTTTACTTGAGACTGAGGTTGCTACTTCTCGCAAAGTTATTAACGAACATGCTCAGCACATCTTTTGGTCTTTTGATTCTAGTCCTACGCTAGATGACTTAGACCAAGAGGTGGCTGCGTTCGAAGAACTATGGGGATGCTCACCTACTCTTATCGTTATTGATAACCTTATGGATATCTCTAACGATGGCGGAGAAGAGTTCGCAAACATGCGCTCTACTCTGAAAGAACTCAAGTACCTCGCAAGAGATACTAACGCTGCTGTTGTAGTACTTCATCATACGAAGGAGTCCTACACAGGTACACCGTGTCAACCACGCTCTGCTTTGCAGGGTATGGTTGCACAGTTACCTGCCCTTATCTGTACAGTTGGCTCTGATGCTCCTGGCTTTATTGCTGTGGCACCAGTGAAGAACCGTTATGGTAAGGCAGACCCATCGGGCAACACTGCTCTATGGTTGAACTTTAACCCTGAATACATGGATGTTTCTGACATCGCTGAGAGGTTAAAATGAGTTTCATCGACCCTATCGTACCTAATCCTGACTGGGGCAATCCGTTTCCAAACGTAGACCCTGATGAGTGGGAAGATGACGATGATGACTAAACATATAAATGAACTAAAACCAGATTACACAAGGGCGATGGATATCCGTGGTGAGCCAACCACGGTGTGCATCTGTGGAAGTTTCGTCTGGAATCTCAAAGTAGCATTCGCGGAGGATGGTACTATTGGGATGTATTTTCGAGATATGGAGTGTGCTGACTGTGGAACACAGGCAACCGCCCCAATTGAGGAGTAAAAATGAAACTAACAACATACGCTTGGATTATGGCTGCTGTAGTCTTTGTGGGAACTTTGCCTCACACTGTGGGTGCGATGTTTTTGGAGAGACAAATAGAAGCCAGAGAGAAGTGCGCTAAACCTTTTTTTGGTGTACTACCAATATCCGAGATGAAAAAAATGGCAAAATGGATTGCAAAGGGCAAAGTCCTAGAGCAATACAGAAGTAACAAAGAGTGGAACGCGTTATTCACATTGTGGAACAGAGAGTCCAGATGGGATTACACCGCGAACAATCCACGTTCTACTGCATACGGAATACCTCAGATGCTGAAAATGCCTGAGAATACTCCGATGGTAAGGCAGATTGACTTAGGTCTCAAATATATAAAGCATCGCTATGGCAGTCCATCAAGAGCCTTAGCGTTTCATAATAAGAACGGCTGGTACTAAATGAGTGGTCGTGCCTCCAAGGCTAAAGGTGCAGGAGCCGAAAGAGATGTGGTAAAGTATCTCAAACAATGGTTTCCGTATGTAGACAGACGTCTTGCAGGCGCGACCCTCGATAAAGGTGACATCTCAGGTATTCCTGGTGTTACTATTGAAATCAAAAACCATGCCAAGATGGACTTGGCTGGTTGGACAGAAGAGTTG